AACTGGTGTCGTAACAACTCTTTCTGGAACCACGGCAACTTATACGACCGGTAACTTCGGAACTGCTAATGCAACTACTGGTAACATTGTTACTGGTGTCGTAACAACTCTTTCTGGAACCACGGCAACTTACACTACAGGTAACTTTACAACTGCTAATACCAATATCGGTAACATTGTTACTGGTGTTGTTACCAACTTAATCACCAGTGGCATTGGTACTATCACGACTCTTAATGCCACCACTGGTAACATTGTAACTGGTGTCGTAACAACTCTTTCTGGAACCACGGCAACTTACACTACAGGTAACTTTACAACTGCTAATGCCACCACTGGTAACATTGTCACTGGTGTCGTAACAACCTTAAGTGGCACCAATGCAACTTACACCACTGGTAACTTTACAACTGCTAATGCTACTACTGGTAACATTGTTACTGGTTTGGTCACAACCTTAAGTGGCACCAATGCAACTTACACCACTGGTAACTTTACAACTGCTAATGCGACAACTGGTAATATCGTTACGGGTGTCGTTACAACTCTTTCCGGTACAACAGCAACTTATACGACTGGTAATTTTGGGACTGCTAATGCTACCACAGGTAACATTGTAACAGGTGTTGTTACCACACTTAGTGGTTCTAATGCTACTTATACTACTGGTAACTTTACGACTGCTAATGCTACTACTGGAAACATTGTAACTGGTGTTGTTACCACAATCTCTGGTACTGACTTAACTTACACCAATGCAAATGTTTCTGGTATAATAACTGCACCAACTCATGATACAACTTCAACCAGAACAGGATCAGCAACTGCAACAACAACTACAACATCACAAACATCTATTCATACTATTTCAAGAAACCAGTATCGTTCTGTCGAATACCTTGTTCAGGCAGTTGAAGGAACTAATTTCCATACTACAAAGATACTTGTAGTTCATGATAGTACAAATGCATATTTGACTGAATATGGAACTGTCTATAATAATGGAACTGTTGCTAGTTATGATGTGGATATTTCTGGTGCAAATATAAGGTTACTGGCAACCCCTGCAAGTTCTTCTTCAACAACATTTAAGATTAGTTTTACTTCTATCGTAGTTTGATAAATAGATAAAAAGAACCATAGGGGATAGTGAACCTTGGCAGAACAGAACTTTAGGGTAAAGCGCGGGCTAGAAGTAGGTGTAGGTGGTACAGTTTTAATTGCAACACCGTTAGGAAATGTTGGTGTAGGGATAACAAATCCATTAGGTACATTTCAAGTAGGTGCCGCAATTACAATGTATGGTGCTAGTGGAATCATTAGTGCTACTAGATTTGATGGAAGTATAAATGCACCAGGTAAGACATATTATGTTGCGACAAATGGAAGTGATGGTAATACTGGAAATAATTTAAACGAACCATATGCCACACTTAAACATGCTCTGAGTGTTGCAACGTCTGGTGATACGATTTTTGTTCAGTCAGGTACATTCACTGAAATTTTTCCACTAACAGTTCCAGTTGGTGTAACTATTAGAGGTGTTGGTCTTCGTGGTACATTCATTCAACCAACAGAAGGAACAAAGCAGAATGATGGATTCTTGCTTAATGGTGAAACGACAGTTGAAGATTTAAGTATTGGTAATTTTTATGAACCTGGTTATGGTTTTAGATTCGCAAACAACAGTAAGACCACAACTCGTTCACCATACATTCAGAGAGTAACAGTATTAAACAGAGGATCAGTCACTTCCTCTACAGATCCATATGGATTTGATACTCCACATTCGCCACCATCTACTTACAAAGCAGGTCGTGGTGCATTAATTGATGGTAGTGTCGTTACTACAGACACACTTGAACCAGCAATGTTGTTCAATGAGTGTACATTTATCACTCCTAACAACACTGCACTAGAGATGACCAACGGTGCAAGAACCGAATGGGTCAACTGTTTCTCTTATCTTGCTGATAAAGGAATTCATGCATATGATGGAACTGTTGGTGTAGCAAGTACTGGTTATGTAAGAATTAAAACTTCTGGAATTATTACCGGTGGTTCTGGATATCCAACCACGAATGACGAACTTTATTACCTTGAAGCAAACTATAGGTCTGGTACTTATTCTCAAGTAGGAACTGCACTTACAATCACCAGAGTCGGCCATGGTTTGACTGTTGGAGATAGAGTTTTTGCTGACTTTACTTCTGGTACGGCAACAGATGGATTCTATCGTGTTACTGGATACGTTGGAGTTAATACATTCTCTGTTACCATGGCAGGTTCTGCAACCACCAGTGGTAATATATCTTACAAAGAAGCACTTGGATTTGGTACGGTTAGGAGTTATACCTCAGCAACTGGTCTTTCTTCAATTACTGGTAAGGGTGAGGGACTATTTGAACTCCCAACATCGAGACTTGGCAAGACTGTAACTGCTTATGGTGATGCCCAGTTATCGACACTGCAGAAAAAGATTGGAACTGCATCTTTATATCTTGATGGTACAGGAGACTATGCGAGATGTGAAGGTGGATCAGACTTTGCATTCTCTGGAAACTTTACAGCAGAAACATGGATTTATCCAACAAGTGTAACTGGAAGTCGTTATCTTTTCTCATTAGGAACCGAAACAACTGGTAGATATCACCTTTCATTGGAAAGTGGAGTTGTAACTGGTAATTTCTTTGGCAGTGCTTCTACAACGTTTGGTGGTTCGATTTCGATCAATACCTGGACACACATTGCATTAGTTCGTTCTGGATCAACAATTACTGCTTATGTTAATGGAACTGCACTTGGTACGACAGAAACAAATTCTTCATCCATTGGTAACACTGGACAACTGACAATTGGTGCTGATAGTTCTTCATCCAATGTTTTTGTTGGTTATATTGATGAAGTTAGAATTTCAAATACTGCAAGATATACTGGAACTTTCACTCCATCAACAACTCAATTTAATTCTGATGGTAGTGATAAACTTCTTCTCCATCTTGATGGTGCATCTGCCAGTACTTCTTTTATTGATAGTTCAATTCCAGCACAAGACATTCGTTGGGTTCGTTCTGGTGTAGGAATTGCAACGGCAACTAAAATTACATTAGCAGACTATCAGCAGTTTGGTGCTGAAATGAGATCTATCGGATCTGCTGTAGTCTTTGGTAATACTGGTATTAGTGCTGATGGACCAGGTGTTGGTCTCCGATTGTTTGCATTTAACTTCGGACACATTGGATCAGGAAAAGATTTTAGTCAAGACATATCTTTAGTCAATCAAGCAGATGAGGTTGTAACTTCTAATAATGCAAATGTTTATTTTGTTTCTATTGACCAGTCTGGAGACTTTAGAGTTGGTGAGGCATTTTATGTCAATCAGGAAGCAGGTACTGTAAACTTTGGTGGACAGAACTTTACACTTAATAGTCTTTCTGATCTAAATGTTACGGACGGGACAAATACAAATACTTTAACACCAACTTATCTGACAGTTGGTAATATTCAGATATCTGGAAATGAGATCACATCAACTTCTGGTGATATCAATATCAATCCATCGGGAAATTCCGAAACTAATATTGATGGTAACCTAAATGTCAGTGGTATTCTGACAGCATCTGTTCTTCAAACCAGTGCCTTACAAATAGGAGATTCTTCTATTGCAATTGATGATACTGGTTCTAATGGAACAATCAGATTCAATACTGATAATATAGAAGCATTTAGAATTAATAATTCTCAAAATATTGGTATAGGAACCACAAATCCAACTGCAAGGCTTGATGTATTTGGTGATTCTAGATTTACTGGTATTATAACTGCTTTAAAATTTGATGGTCAATTAAATTCTGGTATTGCTACAATCTCAACTGGTATTGTCACCAATCTAATAACTTCGGGTATTGGCACTATCAATACTGCTTCGGTTGATTTAGCATACGTTAAGTCTGGTATTGTAACCAACTTAACAACAACTGGAATTGCTACGATTGCAATAGCATCAGTTGATCTTGCTTACGTTAAGACTGGTATTGTAACCAACTTAACAACAACTGGAATTGCTACGATTGCAATAGCATCAGTTGATCTTGCTTATGTTAAGTCTGGTATTGTCACTAACTTAACGACCACTGGCATTGCAACTATTAATACTGCTTCGGTTGACTTAGCATACGTTAAGTCTGGTATCGTAACCAATTTAACCACAACTGGTATTGGTACTATCAATACTGCATCAGTTGATCTTGCTTATGTTAACACAGGTATCGTAACCAACCTTTCCACTAGTGGAATTGCTACTATTGCTACTGCATCAGTTGACTTAGCATACGTTAAGTCTGGTATTATAACCAACTTAACTGCAAGTGGTATTGCAACTATTAATACTGCTTCAGTTGACTTAGCATACGTTAATTCTGGTATCGTAACTAATCTGACTACAACTGGTATTGGTACGATAACCACTCTTAATGCAACCACTGGTAATATTGTTACTGGGGTTATAACTGATTTAAGTGGTTCTACCGCAACTTATACGACTGGTAATATTGTAACTGGTATTGTAACCAATCTAATAACTTCGGGTATTGGTACAATTGCTACTGCTTCAGTTGATCTTGGTTATGTTAAGACTGGTATTGTAACCAATCTGACTACAACTGGTATTGCTTCGATTGCAACTGGTGTTGTCACCAATCTAATAACTTCGGGTATTGGCACTATCAATACGGCATCAATTGACTTAGCATACATTAAGTCTGGTATTGTAACCAATCTGACTACAACTGGTATTGGTACAATTGCTACTGCTTCAGTTGATCTTGGTTATGTTAAGACTGGCATTATAACCAACTTAACTACATCTGGTATTGCTACGATTGCAACTCTCAATGCTACAACTGGTAATATTGTTACTGGTTTAGTTACCACTATTTCTGGTACAACAGCAACTTATACGACTGGAAATATTGATACTCTTAATGCCACTACTGGTAATATTGTTACTGGATTAGTTACTACTATTTCTGGTACTACTTTAAATTATAGTGGTGTTGGTACTATCACAACTTTAAATAGTACTAATTTTATTTCTGGCATTGCTACAGCAACCACAAGACTTTCTACTGGTGCTTCTGGAGTTGGTATTAATATTACTCAGAATACTATTAGTGGTCCTTCTGAAGTTATTATTGATCCCGCTGGTGTTGGTGATAACACTGGATCAGTAAGAATTAAAGGTGACTTATATGTTGATGGCACTACAACACAAATCAATTCCACTTCTTTAGAAATTGCTGATTTTATTGTTGGTATTGCCTCAACTGCTACTACTGATTTATTAGCAGATGGTGCTGGTATTAAAATTGGACCAAATAATACCTTATTATATGATCATGCCAATACAGCATTAAAGTCAAGTGAGAATTTTAATCTTGCTTCTGGTAAAGTTTATGAGATTGATGGTACTAATGTTCTTTCATCTACTACTCTTGGAAGTGGTGTTGTTAATTCTTCACTGACTTCGGTTGGAACATTAGGACAACTGAATGTTTCTGGTGTTGCCACATTCCAGAGTGATGTAAAACTTGGTGATAATAATAATCTGTATTTTGGTGATGGAAATGATTTAAGAATTGTTCATGATGGATCAAATAGTTATATTACAGATCAAGGGACTGGAAATTTAGCTATTCTTGGTGATAATGAGGTATGGATTGGAAATACTGCTGCTTCAGAGTATAAAGCAAGATTTATTACTAACGGAGCAGTGGAACTTTATTATGATGCCTCCAAGAAGTTTGAAACCACAGGATATGGTGCTACTGTCTTTGGAACCTTACAGTCACCACAACTAAATGTAACTGGTATTGTTACAGCAACAGGCGGTATTCGTGTAGGTGCTGCTGGATCTATTGGTATTGGAACCACAAATCCAACTGCACCAATTACAATTTTCTCAACAGATATTCCACAATTAAAACTAAATGTTAGTGCTGACGGCATTAGATCTGAGGACCTGAGAACAAATAATACCAATACTTTTAATATAATTAACAAATTAAATATCACTCCTTGGCCTTCAAATACTTATTCATTGCTGGATCTAGGAGTTGTAGATTCAAATGACTCATATACTGGTGGAATAAGGATTCATGCAGATGGAAATGTCGGTGGATCGAATAGAACTGCTATTGTTTTAGGTGCTTTTTATACTGGGCTTAGTGAGTTAAATGCTATAACTATTCGTGGAACAGGATTAGTCGGCATTGGATCTGCAGATCCAACATCAAAACTTGATGTTGGTGGCAATGTTAAAATTGTTGGTATCGTAACCGCATCATCTTTTGTTAAGTCTGGTGGTACCTCATCTCAGTTCTTAAAGGCAGATGGTTCAGTTGATTCTAGCACTTATCTGACTTCTTATACTGAGACTGACACACTCAATAGTGTTACAACTAGAGGTAATGTTACCAGTAATGGTATTTCAGTAGGTTTAGTAACTGTAACTCAACTTGTCATTGGTACAGGTGTAACTCTTACTTCTGGTGGTTTAAGAATAAACTCTGGTATCGTAACGGCATCTCAATTCGTAAGATCTGGTGGTACCTCATCTCAGTTCTTAAAGGCAGATGGTTCAGTTGATTCTAGCACTTATCTGACTTCTTATACCGAAACTGATACTCTAGATTCTGTAACCACAAGAGGAAGAACAACTTCTAACGGTATTTCGGTTGGAGTTCTAACTGCAACATCACTTATTAAGTCTGGTGGTACCTCATCTCAGTTCTTAAAGGCAGATGGTTCAGTTGACTCTTCAACATATTCAGGACAAATTGAAGTAAGAGAAGAAGGAACTCAAATTGGTACTGCCGCAACAACATTTAATTTTGTTGGTGCTGGAGTTACTGCTACTTATAATGCAGGTATTACAACTATCACTATTTCTGGTGGTGGAGGAGGTAGTGGTGCTCCTGGTGGATCTGATACTCAGGTTCAATTCAATGATGGTGGTTCAACTCTAGGTGGTGATTCTGGACTTACTTATAATAAGACAACTGATACCTTATCAGTTACTGGTGGTGTTAATGTCGGTACTGGAGTTACGATTCTGCCTAGTGGAATCAGAATAAACACTGGTATTGTAACGGCACAATCATTTGTCGGTGATGGTTCTGGACTTACTGGAGTTGGTTTTGCCCTAACAGTCGGAACAAGAACTGCGGGAGTAAACAATAATGATGCAGTATCAAATGTTAAAGCAATTAGATTTGCTAAGACACCATTCAGCGTAACTGATCTTGGTAGTGGAGAGGTATTGATTCAGTCTGAATCAACCTTTAACCCATGGTATGTTAATGGGCAAGGAACACTAAAGGCAACTGGTGAAGAGCCAATTGAATTTATTGCTGGACCTGGCATTGCAATTACGACAAAAGAAGTTGCATCTGCTGGTATTGGAACCACCTTCTCTAAGGCAATTACATTTAATTCGGTGCCTTCTGGTTCTGATACTCAAATTCAATTTAATGATGGTGGATCAACCTTCGGTGGTGACTCTGGACTTACTTATAATAAGACAACTGATATTTTAAGTGTCACTGGTGGGGTTAATGTTGGTACTGGAGTTACTATTCTCCCTAGTGGTTTAAGAACGAATACTGGTATCGTAACGGCATCATCTTTCGTTAAGTCTGGTGGTACTTCATCACAGTTCTTAAAGGCAGATGGTTCTGTTGACTCTAGTGCCTATATAACTTCTTATGCCGAAACTGATACTTTAGATAGTGTAACGACTAGAGGAAGAACCACTACTAATGGTATTTCTGTTGGTCTTTTAACGGCAACATCAATTGTTAAGTCTGGTGGTACCTCATCTCAGTTCTTAAAGGCAGATGGTTCTGTTGACTCTAGTACCTATCTGACTACGACTGGTAATGGAATAAACCTAACAGGTATTGTTACTAGTATTGTTGCTGGAACTAATGTAACCATTTCTGGTTCTACTGGTCAAGTTACAATTAATGCTGGAGGTGGTGGTTCAAATATTGCTGTTCAGGATGAAGGTAGTCAAGTTGGCACCGCAGCAACAGTTCTTAATTTTGTTGGTGCTGGAGTTACTGCAACCTACAATGCTGGGATTACAACTATTACTATTTCTGGTGGAGGTGGTGGAGGATCCACTAACCCTGGTGGTTCTGATACTCAGGTTCAGTTTAACGATGGTGGATCAACTTTTGGTGGCGATAGTGGATTAACTTATAATAAGACCACTGATACTTTAAGTGTCACTGGTGGAGTTAATGTTGGTACTGGAGTTACAATTTTACCTAGTGGAATCAGAATAAACACTGGTATTGTAACGGCATCTCAATTCGTAAGATCTGGTGGTACCTCATCACAGTTCTTAAAGGCAGATGGTTCAGTTGATTCTAGCACTTATCTGACTTCTTATACCGAAACTGATACTTTAGATAGTGTAACGACTAGAGGAAGAACCACTACTAATGGTATTTCTGTTGGAATTATAACAGCAGCAAATCAGATAAAAATTCAAAGTTCTGATTCAAATCCAGGAAGAATTGATCTATTCTGTGAAATTGGAAATGCTCATTATACCAGACTTCAAGCTGCACCTCATAATCAATATGGTGGCAATGCCGTTGTTGTTCTTCCTGCAATAAATGGAGACATGGTTATTGGCAATACTTCTGTTGCTATCGATGAAAATATTAATACGACAGGAATTATTACAGCAAATTCTTTTGTCAAACCTGGATCCACATCATCAGAATTCTTGAAGGGAGATGGTTCTACTGATGCTAACACTTATCTAACTACAACTGGTAATGGAGTAAATCTAACAGGTATTGTTACCAGTATTGTTGCTGGTACTAATGTCACCATCTCTGGTTCTACTGGTAAAGTAACTATTAATGCTAGTGGAGGTGGTGGTTCTTCTCTTACGGTTCAAGAAGAAGGATCTAATGTAGGCACTGCTGCGACAACACTTAACTTTGTCGGTTCTGGTGTCACTGCCACTTATTCTGGTGGAACTGCTACGATTACTATTTCTGGTGGTGGAGGCGGGGGTGGAGGAACACCTGGTGGTTCTGATACTCAAATTCAATTTAACGATGGTGGATCCACCTTCGGTGGTGATAGTGGATTAACTTATAATAAGACAACTGATACCTTGACTGTTGCTGGTGGCATTATTGTAACTGGTGTCGTAACTGCAACAGACTTTAACTCAAGTTCTGATGCTGCATTAAAGAATAATGTACGCACGATTGAAGATCCACTTGCAAAAGTGATGTCAATTCGTGGTGTTAATTTTGAATGGAAAGAAAATGGTCAGTCTTCTGCTGGTGTACTTGCACAAGAGATTGAAAAAATTATGCCAGAACTAGTTAGAAATTCAACAGATAATATCAAGTCTGTTAACTATAATGGTTTGATTGGTCTTCTCATTGAGGTTGTCAAAGAACAGCAAAATCAAATAAATGAATTGAAGTCAAAACTATCATAAATAATAATAACATACCCAGTGGAAACACGACGACGGTAACGTAAATGGCAATTAAGATATCAGGATCAACTATTATTGATGATAGTAGAAATATTATCAATGCAAGTACTCTTACTGTTGGATCTGGTGCCACTATTTCATCTAGTGGAATTCGTATTAATACTGGAATTATAACCGCACAATCATTTGTTGGGGATGGTTCTGGTCTTACTGGAGTTACTGCAACAGGATCTGGCGTTGTTGTTCAAGAAGAAGGTGCTAATGTAGGAACAGCAACAACTATTAATTTTGTTGGTGCAGGTGCCACTGCAGTATTCTCTAATGGTGTTGCCACTATTACGATCTCTGGTGGTGAAGGTGGTGGTGGTGGTGGTTCTAGTGTGGGTACAGGAATTACACTTGGGACACCCACTGACACTTCTTTTGCCGATGGTCTATTATCTTTTACTCCAACCACTACAGTTACTGATGCTATTGATGAAGTTAATGAGATTTTAAATAAACTTGCACCATCAAAACCAGCTAATTTATCAACTTTAACTCTTTCTCTTGCATCATCTTATTCTGCAACACAAACAAGCACCGGAACAGTAAGAACTATTGTTACTAACAGTGCATCTCCTGCGACAAATACTACTTCTAATTTTTATGATGCTGATTCTGGAACTCTAACAGCATTTATTGATAATGTTGGTGTAGGAACAACTGCATTGACAACTGCAACTAATACCGGAACTTTCGGTTCTTTAAATGTTGTTTCAGAATCAGATCCTTATTCTGGTCAAGCTGGAAAAGAAGGATTCTGGAAACAAATGACCGCAAGAATAGTTCCAGCTTCTTCATTGTCTGTTGGTATTCATACATATAACCTTACGCATAGTGGAACTGGAAGCACCCCAAATTTGACATTTTATGTGGATGATCCAGTAGCCACAACTGTTACTGGAATTAGTACAACTTATCCAAATACGACCTCACACTATATTAGTGGTGTTCCAACAGTGAGTTTTGGATCAACATTTTCTGTCAATTTTACTGTTAACAATGCAATAAAAAGTTTTTATAATACCACCAGAATCGCAGAAGTTAGTGCATCCACAATTTTAAGTACAAGTGCAACAAGAGTTCTCACTGGAACTCAAACCCCCAGTGCAGCAGTAACTGTTTCAGATTTGCCACTTACTGTTGGAAGTAACAAGTATTCAGAAACAAATACTATAACAATAACGAGTTATAACTCACAAGGATCCTCAGGAACAGCGACACATTCACTTAGAGTAAGAGTTGATACATTATCTGCCACTAACGAAAATAGTAGAAAACCCTCTGGAACAGGTCAGTATCCAACAACTGGATATACTTCTACTTATGATTCTAATGCTGATTTAAAAACAACATATACTAATGAACTTCAGTTTCTAAATGGAAAATTCCAATGGCCTAGTGGTACTTATACCAATAATCTTCCAGTAGTGGGACCAGACTATGCTACTGGTATGGGCGCTGGTGATCGGTGGGTAACGTTTAATCCACAATCTGTTACCGCATGTAGTAGTTTTGATTTAACTTTTACTGGTTCTTCTAACTTTGGTAGTAGTGCACTTATGAGTGGTATTAAAATCTATGCAAAAATTGAAGGAGTTACTGGGTGGATTGACGGTAATGCAGCATTCTCACCTGGAACAAGTCCATCTGCAGATGGAGCAGCTGCACTGGTAGTTGGTAATAGCACTGCCACTGTGAAAAGAATTACTTTCGGTGCAACTACTAGAACTGGTCAACTATACATACGTATAGGTCTTCCAGCTTCAAGTAATAAAACTTTTAATAATATAACAATTAGTAACGTATCTTAATACTGAGTAAATAAATGGCATTAACAGACGCACAAAAAACTAGTTTTGTATATAAAAAGGCAGTTGCACAGGTAGCAGAAACTGCTTTACCTAGAGATTTCTTTAATGAAAGTATTAGTGCGAGAGATATTGTTTTACCTTCTCAAGTGTGGCAACAAGCAGATCAAATTCCAGCAACTGCTCCTGCCTTGGCTAATGGTGCTACAAGCGGGGTCATTAGATTTTTTGAAAAAAGAACTATGACCGCGGTATCTGGTGCCGCTAGTGCATACTACTTATCCGATTTAGTAGATTGTATTCCTTATGGATTTGATGCTACTTATAATCCAAAGTTATATCAAAGTAATGGAACTACAGAAATTCCTTTTGGAACAAATGATTGGATTTTAAATTATTCTGGAGGAACAGTATTTTTCTATGCTGGTAACCCAGCTAATGTTAGTGCAGCACAATTACCAAGAGTTTCTTTTTATAAGTATGTTGGTACAAAGGGTGTTGGTTCTGGCAGTGGAGTTGGAATTGGGTCTAGTGGCAGCATTAATACCACTGGAATTATAACTGCACAATCATTTGTTGGGGATGGTTCTGGTCTTACTGGAATTACAGCTGTTGGATCTGGTGTTGTTGTTCAAGAAGAAGGATCTACTGTAGGGACCGCGGCAACAATTAACTTTGTCGGTGCAGGGGCGACGGCAACATTCTCTAATGGTGTTGCCACTATTGCAATTTCTGGGGCATCTGCTGGTTTAGCATTAACTGTCAGCACACGAATTGCTGGAATTAACTCCAGTGATGCAGTTTCTAATGTAAAGGCAATTAGATTCGCTAAAGCACCTTTTAGTGTAACTGATCTTGGTAATGGTGAAATTTTAATCAATTCAGAATCATCATTTAACCCTATACAAATTAATGGCAATACTGGAGTAACCGCAACTGGTGAAGAACCATTAAACCTTATTGCGGGTACAGGAGTTACAATTACTGCAAATAATTCCTCTACTCCAAAATCAATCACAATTTCTGCCACTGGTGGTGGAGGTTCTTCTGGAGTTAGTATTAGGGATGATACCGCACCACTTGGAATTGCAACTATTATTGATTTTGGTGCCAACTTAAGTGTATCTGCTCCGTCTTCTGGTATTGTTACTGTAACTGGATCTGCTGGAGGTGGTGGTAGTGGAATTGGTACACAGTGGATTACAACTGCCACAGGTGTTACGACAACATCAAATGTTGGTATTGGAACGACAAATGCATTATTTAAAATTGATGTAAATGGAGATGTAAGAGTTCGATCACAAAACAAAATGAGATTTGGTGGAACTGCAGGCACCACGAACTTCTACATACAGTATAACTCAACTGCAAATAGTTTGGACTTTGTAGCAGGATAAGATTATGCCAGTCGTAGGAAGATTAGATCAATACGGTTCAATGCTTGCTGGGGAGTTTGATGAGACCACAGCAAATAATCCAAGTATAACTGGTCTTGGAACTTTTTATGCCTCAGAATTTGCCGAAAATGTTGGTGTTACAACAATTACTGCAAATGTCTTTGCTCCTTATGATATTGTATATGATGACTTTGCTGGGGTCTTGTATGGTCCAGGGCAAGGAACATTTATGAGGCAAAATACTGATATGTCTGTGATTGTTTATAATGAGATTGATGAAATTACTACTATTTAACTAACACATAAATATAAAAAAGGTACTCATTAATCATGGCAAGAAAGGCAATACTGGAAACCGCATATACATTTGTTCCTATCAGTAGAAGAATAACTATTCCTCGTGCTATTCTTCGTGAAAGATTGATTCTGATTACAAATGTCACGACCAATACAGTAATTTATAATTTTTCAGATTCTAATTTGGGGGCAACTGCTTATTCAGTAAACTCATCTAACTATGCACAGGGAGTTACTCAGGATGCGGATAGTAAAGTTGTAACTGGAGCAAGAGATACAACTACGATTGATTTAGTTTATAATACAACATCGATGAGTGCCAATGATAAACTTCAAATTATCGTAGATGAATATGATGAGAAATTTACTCCTTCAGAGACTTTTACGGATCCAGTATCAAAAATGAGGGTATCAACTCCTCAAACATTGATTGATACTGACTTTGAGTATTCTGTGCAACCATCAAAGTGGGAATCCTTGGCACTTGTACAAAATTATCCATCTTTTTATGCAAAGGGGAGTGGTGGAGTAGCACTTGATATTGTTTCAATTGTTGGTAATAATGCCACAAAATCTTTAATGACTGTAACTACTTCTACTAATCATGGATTAGTAGTGGGAGACGTTGTGTCTGTACAAGATTCTTTGAATGAACGTGCAGATGGAACATATTTGATTACTGCTTCAGCTAACGCAACAGAATTTAATTATTATGCAAAAGGTCAAGTAAATGGATCTGTTTTAGATACTGGTTATACTGTAGTTGCAGCTGGTGGTATATTTCCTGGAGCAAGAATTCCACTTGCGGTTTCTGCTTCTGCTATGACTTATAATGGGACTGATATTACAGTCACTACTGCAGCAGCCCATGGTTTATACCCCGGCACACCAATTATGATTTCTGGAGTAACTGCAACAACTAACGCACCAAATGGATCATGGGTTATCAAAACTGTAGAATCACCAACAACATTTGTATTTCCAGTTAATGTTGCTCCAACGGGGTCTCTTGCATCAGGTACAAATTTTGCAAACGCCTTATTATATACTGCACCAGAAGGATATCAACAGCATAGAGCAACAGATGGTGGAGTATTAATAACCACTGGCAATAATGTAACTGGAGTTCAACAAATTCGTCAGACCAGAAGATATTTTCGTTATCAGTCTGGTAAGGCAATGCAATTTTCTACTGGGGCAAAATTTACTCCAACCTATGATATTGCTGCGATATCTGCATCTGGAAATACTATCACATTAACAACTATACAACCACATAATGTTCAAGTCGGAGTTACTGTTTTAATCGAAGGTATTGAATCTTCTAATGGATCTACGGATAGCAATTTATATAATGGAAGTTTTACCGTACAAACCGTCACTGGTGAAAAAACATTTACCTATACCGCATCTGGAGTACCAACAGATACATCTCCTGGTGGAGTAAATGCTTTAGTTACTGTTACTGCATGGAGGGGTGCATCTGTTAGAACTGGTTTATTTGATGAACAGAATGGATTCTTTTTTGAATTTGATGGAGCAACTTTATACGCTTGTAGAAGAGATTCTGTTAAAGAATTATTTGGTCTTCTCACAGTAACTCAAAATAGTGGATCTGTTACAGGAACTAATACAAAATTTAGAGAGCAATTAGTTGTTGGGGAAAAAATTATTATTAAAGGTCAATCTTATGAAATAGCACAAATTACAGATGATGTTACACTTAGAATCAACCCAGCATACATCGGTCCTAATCCATCAAGACCTGTAAAATATTTAAAAACACAAAATTATCGTGTACCACAAAACCAGTGGAACATGGATAAGATGGATGGATCTGGACCAAGTGGGTATAATCTGCAAATTTCCAAGATGCAGATGGCATACATTGATTATACCTGGTATGGAGCTGGTTTTATTCGTTTTGGATTTCGTGCTGTAAATGGGGATATTATTTACTGCCATAAGATGCCAAATAATAACGTAAATACTGCTGCGTATATGCGTTCTGGAAATATTCCTGGTAGATTTGAAGCAATCAATCAAGGACCTTTTAGTAGATTAGTTTCTGGTAGCGGTGCATCTAGAGGATCTGCTTTAAATTCCAATGATACAACATTGTTCATTGACAACGCTTTGAATTGGCCCACAGCTGGATTTGTAATGATTCAGGACTCTACCAATTCTGAACTTGTTCAATATACTGGAATTGGTGCATATAATGCTAGTGTCCGTGGTTACCCACTTACTGGACTAACTAGAAGGACTAGTTATAGTGTTGCTGGTATTTCCACACAAGGTAATTTTAGTTCATCCGCATATACACTTTCTGGAGGAACAGCAAACTATACGTTTACTCCAGATCCTGGTGTGCAATCATCTGCTTCGGGAACAGCACAAGTTAATGTTCAATATTTGCATTGTACATGTGCTCCAGTTGTTAGTCATTGGGGTGTTTCGGTTATTATGGATGGTAGATATGATGATGATAAGGCGATCTTATTCACTGCTGGTATGAATAGATATTTGAGAGTTGATGCTGGTACTACTAAACCACTTCTAGCAATTCGTATCGCACCTTCTGTTGATTTTGGTGTCGGAAAGAATTTTGGTGTTAGAGAAATTGTAAATAGAATGCAATTAACATTATCTGGTATGGGAGTTTATTCTCAAGGACAGTTTCTTATACAGGGAATTTTGAATCCTCAAACCATGACTGGTGGTGATTTAACATTACCTTCAGATTGGCAAACGGTTCCTGTTGGTTCGGGTTCTCTTGCTCAAGTAGTTTATTTCAATGGCACTCAATCGTATGCAGCTACTGCGGTAAATGCCACCGGTGCATTTACCGGTGGAGATAGAATTTTTGGTTTCTATACAGAAAACTCCGGTGGTAGCAACTTTTCGGCAACTTCATTTAACCTAGAAAAAGTTCGTGATCTTGGAACTTCAATTCTTAGTGGTAATGGTGACGTAGGATCAGTAAATCCTGGTTATCCAGTTGGACCAGATATTCTTCTTATTGCGGCCACTAACTTGGAACCTAATGGTAGTAAGAACCTTGCATGTAGAATTTCCTGGACGGAGGCACAGGCATAAAAAATGGCAAAACTTAAATCTGGAACAAGAATTTATGGGTCTGCTACTGTTGATGCAGGACTTACCATAGCATCTATAAATGCTTCTGGAATTATTACTGCTTCTTCTTACAGAGGAGATGGTTCTCAATTAACGGGTATATCTGGCGGTGGCGGTTCTCTCACAGTGCAAGAAGAAGGATCTTCTTTAGGGACTGCTACCGTGCTTAATTTTATAGGATCGGGTGTAACGGCAACTCTTGCTGGAGGTACGGCAAATATTTCTATAAGTGCTACCGGTGGTGGCGGTGGAGGATCTGTTACAATTTCTGATGATACAACCACAAATGCATCTCGTTTCATAGCATTTCAAGATACTACTTCAGGAACTGCCTCTTCTTTATATGTTTCATCAACAAAACTTACATTTAATCCATCAACCGGAAATCTTGTCGCGGCAGGAACTGTAACTGCAAACTCTGATGAAAAATTAAAAACTAATATTGAAACAATTTCAGATGCTCTTGGAAAAGTTTTATCTTTACGTGGTGTTGAATATGATCGTATTGATAATGGGGAGCATCAAATCGGTGTTATTGCACAAGAAGTAGAAAAAGTAATACCAGATATTGTTTATCCTAAAGGACCAGCACCTGACTACGAAGTAAAATCAGTTGCTTATGGTAACCTAGTTGCACTTTTAATCGAAGCTATTAAAGAACAAAATTTAAGAATAGATGAGTTAGAGAAAAAATTGAAGGAGATCTGAAATGGCAGTCGAAATAAAATCAGATCAGATTACGGGAATTACGACAGCAACTTCATCAACTGATGCTGTCTATAAACAATATGTTGATGACAGAGCAACTGTAATTCCTGGGGTAATATCAAATGAAAATGAGTCTTTATTTACAAATGGTAGTGTAGTTTCTTGGGAACCACTTTCTGGTTATGTGGAATATGATGCCGCAGGAACTTACAATTTTACTATACCATCAAATGCGGAACTCGTAACAATTTCGGCTACTGGTGCTGGGGGTGGCGGTGCCAGTGGCAGTTCTAATCCAAGTAATTATAAGATTGGTTCTGTCTGGTCTTTTAGGACTTCTGGTGCGGGCAGTACAATTTGGGAATTTTTGTACATTCAAAATGGTGGAATTTATATGTTTGCTGGGAGTACAAGAATGTTGCGTGTGTCAACAAATGGTATTCAATGGATAGCAAGAACCGTAGGTAATTCTCTTTTAGGTAATGCTGTTGGTCTTGCATCTATACCAACAATTGCACAAAAATATATTATTGGTGGCGTTGGCGGCAATGGAATCCTTTCAAGTTCAACTGACACAATTAATTGGACTGCAAGAACAGTTGGATTAATTTCTACTACTATATTTTCTGCCACAGAATTTGGTACACCATCTCCAAATTTATATGTCATATCTGGTTCTGCTGGTGCTGTTTCTGTCTCTACTGATGCGATTCATTGGAGATCCAGAACTAGTGGTATATCTGGTGCTCAGAATATCCTTAGGATTAGATATTATCCAAGTGAATTTGCAACAGGTCTTATTTTAATAGCAAATCTTGGTCAAGTTGCAACATCTACAGATAGTATTAATTGGACTAATAATATTCTTTCTGGATCACCATCATTGTATGATGTTGCATATGGAAATGGAATATACGTAGTTGTCGGGTCTAATGGGTTACATACTTCAACTAATTCTGTAATATGGTCTCTAAGAACTATTGGAACAGCAGTAGTTCTTAGTGGTGTTGATTTTGGAGAAAATATATTTGCTGCGACTACTGCTGATTCAAGCTATAGTCGAGTGAGAACTTCAACTGATGGTATTGTTTGGTTTCAAAGAGGTATTGTTGGAACCAATAGTAGTGCTGGTAGTATTAGATACTTAAATGGAAGTTTTTTTGCTAATACAGGGCAATTGATTGGTTACTCACCATCATATACATTGATTTCTGGATTTGCTGGCGGAGGTGGAGGAGGTGGAGCAACTGCCACCTGGAAAATTCCAAGTAGTTTTATTCAAACTGATTTAACAGTAACGGTTGGATCTGGTGGCACTGCTGCAACAGATGGTGGTAATACTACAGTTTCTTGGAATGGTGATACTAGTATTTTAACATTAAATGGTGGAAAAGGTGGATCTACCAACGGTGATTTGCTCGGAGGTGCGGGAGGTATTGAACCTTCCGCAAATACTGGTTATTTATATGCAGCCCCAGGAGGTGGAGGAGGACCAGGATTAATACCCATACCAGGAACAACTCTTGGAGAACTATTTAATAATACAGAATGGACTGCCCCATCATCTTTAGATCATTATCAATCAATGTCTACAGGAGGTGGTGGTGGATATGCATCTCCCCCAATTGTGTTACCTCTAAGTTCTACTATTGATGAATTTAGATTTTTTGGTTGTACTGGTGGAGTATCATCTCTTTATGGCAGTAACATTAATACTGCTTCTCGAAATTACACTAATGCTAATTCTCCTATAGTTAATGGTTATCCTGTTTCTTCTGGGGCAAATGGTGGCGGGGCTACTCTTATTGATGCATCTTATTGGATTCTCAGAACAGTTGGACTTCGATCAACCTCAGTAAGTAAAATGAGATATTTAAATGATAATTATTTTATTTGTACACAGAATGGAATGCTACATAGTTCCACTAATGGAATATCGTGGACTCTTTTACCTTTACCACTTTCTAACATAAGCACTAGTAATTTAATCCACGATATTGCTTATGGAAATGGTATATATGTTATATCTGCTGGTACATCCCAAACTGGAATACTAGCATCTACAGATTTAATTACTTGGGAAAGAAGGACAGTTGGTACAGCAGACAGTCGCATTGCAGTTACTATCAAATATGGTAATAATGAATTCATATATGGGGGAGGATCACCGTTTATTTTAAATCACTCTACGGATAGTATACATTGGACTTTTAGAACAACATCTAATTTTGTTGGTTCTCTTAAAGAGATATTATATCATAATTCAAATTATTATGTTATTGGTGCAAATGGAGTATTAATTGTTTCAACAAATACAATACATTGGACACTAAGAACGGTTGGAACACTAAATACTCTCGAAGACATTAATATTGGTAACGGAATTTTTAATATTGGGACCACTGTTGGACAACAACTCTTTAGTTCTACGAATGGAATTGAATGGAGGTTAAGAACCACTACCATTACTTCTGGACCTATTAGATATACTTTTGGAAATATTACTCATTTAATCGGAGGTGGGGGTGGGTTTTTATGTATTTCAACAGATACAATTCATTGGATACGAAGGACGTCTGGAACTGTTAATTCATGTAGTTCTTTGTTATTCTCTCAAGATCTTTTTCTAAGTGCAAATTCAAATGTATTATTAACATCACCAAAAAGGGGACTTGTTGGTGATGGTGGAGATGGAAAACGTGGTTCTGGTGGAGGAGGGGGTGGTTATAATGGTGGTTCTACTCTTTTTGGTATTGGTGGAAAAGGTGGTGATGGATATGTTCGTATCAGTTGGGTATAAGGAGGAAAAGTAAAAAATGACAACAGCAGGATCTAATTTTATTTCTGGAATTACAACTACAATTTTTGATACCTATGATGTTTTAAATAAGCAATATGTTGATGCTAACCTAACGGGTGGAGTAAGTTTACCCACACAAACTGGAAATTCTGGAAAATTTCTTGTTAGCACTGATGGAGTATCAACATCATGGGAAGAACTTTCTGGTACTGCAGAATTTGGATCTCCTGTACCACCACCCGCAGCCGTAGGTTTTCCAAAACCAAAAAATGCAAACTTATTTTATTTTGAACTTTATGGTGCTGGTGGAGGCGGTGGTGCTGGGCAAAATCTAGATGAATCAACTTTTACTTGGTATTTAAGAACAACCACTACATCTGGATCTTCTGCTGACAAATATTCTATTGTGAAAGATGAAAATAATATCCTAACAGCAGCTCTTGGATTTCCTGCGTATGTAGTACAATCAACTGATGGTATTATTTGGAATCGAAGAACACAACTTACTGGTGGAGTTAATCATTCAGTTCGTCATTTAAGATATTTTAATGGTCTTTATTTATTGAGCTCCAAAGCTACATCTCTTCCTTATACTCAAACTTCTACTAATGGAATTGTATGGACACTAAGAACTATTCCAACGTCAGATGGTGCTCTTGAGTTTGCTTTTGGAAATGTTGGTGGAACTAATTATTATCTAGCCCATGTTAGCACTGCAACTACCAGTGGAGTAGCTGTATCAACAAATGCAATTCAATGGACTTTAAGAACTGCAGGTAATCAAAATACTATTAGTAAAACATATTATGCCAATAATACATTTTTCATTGTAGGGAATTCAAAACTCATAAGTGCATCAACAGATACCATACACTGGTCATCTAGAACGGGAGCCATTAGTTTTGGAAATTACTCCGATATTAATTATCTTGAGGGCCCGAATTTATACTTTGCTCTTACTGGAGGTGGAGGTCCCGTTGAGACCGATGTATCTACAGATTCGATTCATTGGACTTTAAGAACCAGTTCTGCTCAATTTTTGAATACTTCTTTTTATAATGGAAAATATATTGGTATCGCAGGTGCGAATGGTGTTATATCTTGTTCAACTGACAGTATTGTTTGGACTAGAAGAACTAGTAGAACAGCTGAGAATATTTCTGATTCTGTAATAGTTAATGGTAATGTATATCTTGCATCTGCGACAACTGTTCTTGTATCTTATGGTTTACTTTCTGGATTGGGTGGTGCTAGTGGTGCATATACTTCTTGGTATGTTCCCGCGGGACTTATAACTTCAGAAAATATATTTGTTCAAGTTGGTGCAGGTGGAACTGGGGCTTCATTTAATACTATTGTTGGTAGTAACGGAGGATCAACAATTGTTTCCTGGACTGGTCCAGGTAATATTAATTGTCAAATTTCTGCGAAAGGGACTGTTCAATCGAATTTCAATTATCCATCTGTTTCTGCGGGTGCTTCTTTAAGTAGTCTACTTGAAGGAAATTTTGTTTTTTTAAACCAATCAGGACTTAGTGCAAGTGTTCAATTTAATAGTCATGGTGTTGGTAATACCGCAACAACCCAATCATTAAGATTTCAACCCACTCCTGGTGGAAATGGTGCTGCAGGTACATCTTTCTCTGGAGGTGCTGGAGGATCTATTAATATGTACGGTATGACAACATCATCATCTGGTGGAACACCTTTGCAAAATAATCCAGATATCATATATGCTTATCCAGGTATTCCTTATGGTCCAGGTGGAGGTGGAGGTGGAGTCTCATATGATACACATACTTGGTCTTGGACTTTAAGAACTTCTGGTTTTGGTTCTAATGATACAATGTTGACTATTAAATATTTTGATTTTAGTAACATTTATTTAGTTGGTGGTAAATATATAGCGTCTTCAACAAACACAATTACTTGGATTTTGAGAACAGTGCCTTCTGCGGCAGTTAAAACAGAAGGTATAACTTTTGGTCAAGGTAAATATGTTGCAGTAGGATCTTTTGTTCCAAGTGCCATTGGTGGATATATACTAACTTCAACAGACACAATTACTTGGACATACAGAACTGGGGCTCTTGGAGCATTAAATAGTATTGATTATAACTCTGCACTCAATACTTTTATTGCCACTGGTCTTTCAGCAACAACAACCTCAACAGATACAATTCATTGGACTCTTAGAACATCTGGTGGTGGTGAATCTTCTGTTATTTCTCTTGGTACTGGTGCATTTACTGATGGTGCTAGATATATGATTGCAGGCGCAAATGGGGGACTACGAGCGTCTACAAATCTTATTCAATGGTCATTAAGAACTATTGGAACTTTTTCTACAGCAATATACACAGTTTATTATACTAATATTATTTCTACTGTAAGCAATACTACTAGTAATCTTTTGTTTATTGGTGGCAATGCCGGTAGAGTTTCGGTTTCCACTAATTCAATTTGGTGGGAACTTAGAACAACTCCTGGATTAACTGGTGATGTTCGTGCAATTTCATATGGAAATTCATTATTTATTATAGGTGATAGTGATGGTAGAATAATCACTTCAACGAATAGTATTGTGTGGACATTGAGGACATCTAATACTTCAACTGGAATTTATGGACTTACATATGGATATAAATTTAATGATGTTGTGTATGCTTCTGATTCTGGAGGAGGTTTTCCCTCTATCGGTCAATTAAAACTTTCAGCAGGAAGAGGTGCTGATGGTATTCGAGGTGGTGGTGGAGGAGGTGGCGCTGCTAATCGAGAGACAGTTGGTATTGGTGGGAAAGGTGGTGATGGATATGTAAAAATTACCTGGTGGTAATAAATATTTTATATGGATAAACATAAATGGCTAGACTAGATTCTAATAAAGTCACAGAAGTATATGTAGTAGATAATCCAGATGATGCTGTCAATAAAGCATATTTGGATAATAACTCTTATCCGAATCCCAGTGGTTCAGAATTGGTTTTATCCGTCACAAATTATGATGGAGAACAATGGATAATAAGAACGATTCCTCCACGTTTTACAGATGTTGCAAATATTGCATCTACCAATGATTATTTTATCACTGGATATTTGCAACAGGATTTGGGTGTATACTCTCTTTCTGGATTATTATTAGCTTCTACTGATGCAATTACTTGGTCTATACGCACCTTACCTTTTCCATCTGATCCAGTCCCAGGATATCCTGGTGTTGACCCCACAATAGTTCAAGGTGTTTACGTCGTTGGAGCTGGTGGTGGAGTATATGTTGCAACTGGTAGATATACCGTTAGTGGTGGAAATTTTGCAGTAACTTCAACAGATACAATTCATTGGACTTTAAGAACTTTACAACCTCCACCTAGTATAAATTACTATTATTATGATTACTCATATCTTAATGGATCTCACCATTTATTTGGACCACTAAATGCGTATGTAACATCTACCAATGGAATTTTTTGGCAATCTAGATCAAGTGCTGCTTTCTCAGCAAATTCTACTATTAGAAGTATTAATTATGTAAATAGCCTTTATATAATGACAACAGAAGAAAATGATATTGGTAATGTTGGTAGAGTTTCAGTTTCCACTAATTCAATTCATTGGGAACTTAGAACTATTCCAACAGATTATATCTATTATGACCAAACGTATGTCGATAATTTATACTTACTTGTCGGTACTATTGGTTCTGTTATAGTATCAACTGACACAATTAATTGGGTAATGAGAACTGGTGGTATACCTAGTTCTAGTAGTTTTGTTGACGTTGTTAGTGCTAACAATCAGGCTTTTGCTCTATCGAGTTTTAATACAACATCTGTACATAGTTCAACAGATACAATTCATTGGGGTTTGAAAACAACTATTAATATAGGAACTTTTACTTATTTTTCTGATTTACATTATTCAAATAGTAAAAACATTCTACTTTTAAATGGTAGTAGTACACCTTTACAAACCGGAAAAATTGTAACTTCTAATATAGCTTCTAAAAAATGGGTTCCTAAAAAAGGAACTACGGAAAGTGCAAGAGGTTCAGTGCTTTATGATATACCTGGTTCATATACATTTAATATTCCACGATCAGCTTCTACTTTGTATATTGAAGCAATGGGTGCAGGAGGTGGTGGTGCATCTGCATCAGTTGGGGCTTCTTTCTTTGGATCTTATGCTGGTGCTGGCGGCGGTTCGGGTGCTTATGAATCTTATATTATAGATCGTGATTTATATGGATTGGATTGGTTAAATCTAACTGTTGGATCTGGTGGTGTGGGTGGCAATAATCGAGGTGTATCCATCAGCACAGATGGTATCATTTGGACTCAAGGAAGATCTGGTCTTGCGACTAATAGTGCAACACTTTCTGCCATTTCATATAGTTCTAATATGAAATTTATCATTGGTGGACCCTTTGGTCCAATTACATCCACAAATGGTATTAATTGGTCCTTAAGAACTTTAGCAGGTAATGAAGTCAGTAAGGTTTTTAATTCAAAATTGAGTTCAATATCTATGCTAAGTACGTCATTTCTAAATAGACATCTTGCTACCTCCACAAATGGAATTCAATGGTCTTTAAGAACTCTTGGATCAAATGTTTCTGGCAATGTTACTTCTATATCTGAGGGTACAAATACAACAGGAACAGTATATCTGGTCGCTACTACTTCTGGTGGATATGTTACTTCGACGAACACAATTCACTGGACTAATAGAACTGTAGGTGCATCTATCGGTGTTAATAGTACATTTCTTGCTTTTAAAGATTCTCTCTTTATTTTAGGAAATTCAAGTCTTATACGATCTTCAACTGATGCAATTCACTGGACTGCAAGAACATCCGGAACTATTAATACTATTAATAATATTACCGCCAGTTCTTTTACATCTGCATTTAAATATTTTGCATCTTTTACACAAACTACTAATCAATTCATAGTTTCTACAGATGGAATTCAATGGTCTTTAAGAACTGTTCCTGGATTTACTGGCGTTACTAATATTGTAAATTCTATTAGTTCAAATCTTTATATTGCAGGAAATAGTCTAGGGCAATTGGCTACTTCAACAGATACAATTCACTGGTCTAATAGAACTGCATTATTTGCAACTAAATCAATTACATCAATTGATTCGGATGGAACCACAATTGCAGCTGTTGGTGGTATCAATGGCAATGGTGGATCTGGTGGTAATACCTCGATAAATTTTGTATATAAGCATTCTCAATTAGGAACAACCACTGCATCAATTATTATAACATCTGGATCTGGTGGTGTTGCGGCAGCTGGCGGAGGAGGAGCTGGAGCAATCATTACTCCTACAGGAAAAAAAGGATTTTTAATTTCAAGAAGTGGTCAAGGTGGAGTTAGTCCAAGTTCTAGTGCCGGTGCTGGTAGTAATATTGCTGGTACATTTTCTTATATATCAACTGGTGGTGCGGGTGGTGGATGGGGATCTGCTAGAGGTGGATCTGCTGGTATAATAGCATATAATGATCAAACTAGTCGTGTTAGTCTTGGTGGAACTGCTGATCTATCTATAAATCAAAAAGCGCAGTTATCCCAAACATTAAATGCACCATCAGCGATCTCATTATCATCTGTAATGTATATTGGTAGTGGAGGAGGTGGCGGCGGAGCAGAGTCTAGAGGACCTCATACTTGGCATACAAGAACGTTAAGTTTCAATAGTCATGGTTCTATTGAGATATCTAATACTTCGGGAAGATACTTTGTTGGTAGTATTAATGGGGGATATTATTATGCTGTTAATTCTTCACCTGTTCAAAGTTCAGATTGGACTCTTACCTATGTCTTTGGCGGCGGAGACGTTTTATTATATGCGCCTCCAGCAGGAGCACCTTTTGATATAGTGGCATTTAATAATGCTGGTGGTCTTGCAGTATCTACTAATTCTGGAGTAAATTGGAGTGTAAGAACAGTTCCCTCGGCTGGTCTGATCATCTATTCTGTAGCTTACAATAATTTGGTAACAGAAAAATGGGTTGCAGCACTCACTGGTTCAAATCGTCTGGCATCATCAACAGATACGATTCATTGGACTTTAAGAACTGGCGCACATACTCCCCCATACTATAAAGTTCGGGCATCTGTAGGCACTGCTCATAGATATATCACTGCTGGCACTGCCGCCAGAGTGTCTGTTTCTAGTGATGCAATTCATTGGGTACTGAGAACTTCAGGAATTCCTACCACGAATGAATTGAGATCTTTGGTTATTAATGAGTCTAGTAATATTTTTATAACTGGAGGTGGTAATGGATTTTTAGCATCTTCAACTGATACTATACATTGGCAACTTAGAACTGCAGCAACAGTACAGCCAATATATTCTATTAATTATATGAGTGGATATTATGCTCTTACTGCGGCTTCGGGAGTATTGAGAGTCTCTACAGATTTGATTGTTTGGAGAGGAATTTGGAATAATACTTTTAATGACATAATGGATACTGCAATGGCTAATAATAAATTATATGCGGTTGGATTATCTGGTTTTTATTCATTTGCAGACACATCACCTGCCTATGGTGCAGGAAATGGTGGAAGCGGCACTGGAGGCGGCGGAGGTGGTGGCGGAGGTTATGCACCTGAGGAAGATTTTTTTGGACTCGGTGGTAATGGTGGTGATGGATATATTCGAATTACATGGTGGTAAAACTTGTATAACTATGTTATAATGAATTCTATATTGACTTTATTGTATGCCTCTAAATTATACAAATCAATCGAATAATAGTTTGAAAGGAAAGACAATAGCATTTTGTCTTCCAGGTCTAATGTACTCTGGAACTTTCATGACGCAATTTATAAAATTAATTTTTGATCTAAATCAATTGGGTATTAATTTTTATATTTCTCAAAAATATAGCTCAATGGTCAATCATGCAAGGAGTGATTGTCTGGAAGCAGATAATTATGCTGGAACAATGTTAACGCCTTTTAGGGGAAAAATTCCATATGACTATATTATGTGGATCGATAGTGATATTATTTTTACAACAGAGGACCTTCTTGAACTTATCAAAATGAATAAAGATGTTGCTTCTGGATGGTATTTGCAGTCAAATGGTGGATTAGTAACTAATAAAACGACCGTTGTAGAGCATGAAGATGATCAAGAACTTTACGAAAAAGGATCAAATAGATATGAAACAGCAGAAGATATGGCAAGACGATCCGAACCCTTTAAGGTTGATTATTGTGGATTTGGTTGGATTTTAATTAAAAAAGGTGTATATGAAAAAATTCCTTATCCTTGGTTTGTTCCTCGTGTTGTTGAATTAAAAAGACCAGATGGTGTAATTTTACAAGATGTTGGGTCTGAGGACATTTCTATGTGTGAAGAATTTAGAAAGCACGGATTTGATATTTGGGTTAATCCAAAAGTACGTGTTGGACATCAAAAAATGATAATTATTTAAAAACATGTTAAATTATTCTAATCAAGTAAAGCAACAGAAACCACATTATAATGTGGTTATTACAACACCTGGGGATAAAATGTGTGCCGAATATGTAAAATGTTTAATGGCAACAATTCAAACCCTTCAAGAAAATAAAATTTCTTGGTTTTATCAAAGTGAACACGCCTCTCTAGTTACAAATGCAAGAGAGGCTACTATCACTGGAAGTCGTAACTTAGAAGTTTTCAATTCTTCTCCTGGAAAGCATCTATACACTTACGATAAACTTTTTATGATTGATAGTGATATCGTTTGGAATCCAGAACATTTTTTAAAACTTCTTGTTTCGGATAAAGATTTAATTTCTGGAATATATTTTGAATCTAGAGGAATGGATGCTATGGTCCATCGTAAAAAGAATGATTTTCGACCAATGACAAGAGAAGAATTAAAAGAATTGCAAAAAAATGAAACTCCAATACCAGTCTATGGTGTTGGATTGGGTTTCATGTGTGTAAAATTTGGTGTTTTCGAATCACTTAAAAGACCTTGGTTTGGACTTGGAAAAGTTATTCAAGAGGTTGATGGTGTTAATTATGAACTTCCACTAGGAGAAGATTTATATTTTTGTGAAAGAGTAACCGAAAGTGGTTATAATGTTTATGTAGATCCTTCAGTAATTGTTGGTCACGTTAAGAGTGCTATTGTATGTTAAATTATAAGAACGAAAAGCAGATACCAAAAACTATCACGGTATTTTACCATCTTTATATACCAGACACTAATAATATGTGGATCTGGTGGGTTGATGAACAAATGAGTTTACTAAAAACGGTTGGTCTTTCTGAGAAGGCAATCATTAATATGTGTATTACTCTACCTTTAGGTCTTTATAATTCTAAAACTGGACATTCCTATGACCAGATGGTAACTGGTTATATAAAAGATAGATATCCATTTGTTAATATTATTGATATGAGGTCTGTAGGTGAACAACCAAATTTTTATGAGGGTCAGACTCTTGCAAAAATTTATGATCACTGCCAAGAAGATGATGGATATGTTTTTTACTTCCATAATAAAGGAATGGTTTCTTATTCAACCCATATTCCTGGTGCGATTAAGGACTGGAGACACTATATGCAGTATTACAACATTGAAAAGTGGGAGGACTGTATTGCTAAATTAGATGAGGGATATGATTGTTGTGGTGTTGATTGGGTAGAACGGCACGATATTAAACTTGATTTTGTTGTTCAACACTATGCAGGAAACTTCTGGTGGGCACGAAATGATTACATCCGCAAACTGAAGCATCCACTTAAGATTGAAGAGTACATGGATGTTGAAGCAATGATGAGAGAGCTACAAAACTATCGTTATTGTTTTGAACTTTGGATGGCAACTGGTATTCCAAAACAACATTGCTTTCATTATCGTCGTCATCATCAGTATGATAATCAAGGTCTGGAAAGATATTTCATTTATTATCCGAGAGAGATGTATGATGAAAGTATAAAGAGTGATGAAGAAAATCGTCGATATAGCAAAGTTCATACTCTCACAGAAATTGGTTCTATGGGCAATTTTAACTGGAGAGATCACAGACTTTTTGCTGACTGGTTAATTCGTAGAGTTCAACCAGAAGTTGTGGTAGACTTAGGTGTTGATTATGGTTATTCTACATTTTGCTTCGCACTTCCAGAGATTGGACACATTTATGGTATTGATAGTTTTGAAGGAGATCAACATGCGGGAATTAGAAATACCTATGATTATGTTTTAGAGAAGCAAAAAGAACTTGAACTGAATAATATTACTTTTATTAAAGGATTCTTTGATGATGTAGTTAAAAACTGGGATAAGCAAATTGATGTCCTTCATATTGATGGACTGCATACTTATGAAGCAGTTAAAAATGATTTTGAAAAATGGACAAAATTTGTAAAGAAAAATGGCATAATAATAATGCATGATACTATGGTCAAAGATTTTGGTGTAGGTGAGTTTTTTAAAGAAATCAATATACCAAAAACAAATTTTGGTCATTGTAATGGATTGGGTGTTATTTGTGCGGATATAAATTTAATTGATGAAATTAAAAAGAATTTTGGAGAGTTTATTCATGAAATTTAATTTAGTAAGAATTGTACCTGATAATGGTTTTTATGTTCACTCTCAAGTCTTTCATGAGATTGAAGCAGCAATGTTCTTTTCTTTACAAGAGTTGGGACATGATGTTACAAATAGTGTAAATGATTTTGCTACCGATAAGAAAAATATTGTCTTTGGAATGCACCACTGTCCAGTAGATGTGGTGAGGCATGATATTCCAAAAGATACAATCGTCTATTCTCTTGAACAGATGAAAGACGGACCAGAATGTTTACGTTGGTGCCGCAAATATCGTGGTCTTGAAGTGTGGGATTATTCAATGCGAAATGTTGAGATATTACGTAAAGTAGGTGTAGAAAATATTAAGCACTGTAAGATCGGTTACGTTCCTGAAATTTCCTACTTTGAAAGAAACAAACCAGAAGATCGTGATATTGACATTCTTTTTTATGGGTGTCCAACTCCAAGAAGAACTCATATTTTAGATCAATTTGCATCAAATAAAAAAATAAATTTTATGCATATTCAAAGTACCTATGGAGATGAAAGAGATGAACTTATTAAAAGAGCAAAGTTAGTTATCAATCTCCATAATATGGATAATCAAATCTTTGAGATGGTAAGAGTGACACATCTTATTCAAAATAAAGTTCCCGTTCTTTCTGAAAGAAATCATGACACTGATTTCCCTGAGTACATGGAGGGTACAGTATTTACATCAACTTACAATCGTTTTGTTGATACAGCATACAAACTTCTTAAAAAACCAGAAGAACTTGATGCTCAGGCAGAAAGGGGTCTTGAAATCTTTAAGAAATCGCCAATGTCTAAATTTATTGAGGAGGTACTATGACTGAAGTTAATACAAAACCAGAATATCTGCATAACAATATGCCACCTCTTCTTGAGGCAGTGCTCAACCCTGATGGGGTTGGTGGGACAGAAATCATGGGTCGTGCATGGCAAGACCTTGTTCTTCCAGCAGCACCAGATCTTGCTGATTGGCATTGGTGTGTCATACCTGGAGATAATGTAATCGCACCAGACAATTCAAATATTGTCTGGTTGCATCCTCATCATGTAGAGCAAGATCTTGAGAATCTAATGGATCCTCAATTTGTAAAATATTTCAAAGCATTTGTCTTCGTTTCTAATTGGCAATATGAAAGGTTCATGGAAGCTTTCAAAATGCCAATGGAAAAATGTTATGTTTTGAAAAATGCGATTAAACCTTTTGAACCTCACAAAAAACCCGATGGTAAATTGCAGTTAATATTTCATCCGAATCCAATTCGTGGTTTAGATATTCTTCTTGAATCAATTAAACTTATTCCAGAGGAAGATTTTGAACTTCATATTTTTCATGAACTTGATCCAGATGAACGTAAAAAACAATATCAGCAAGGACTTCAGACTTATGAGTATTCTCATGTTCTTCCTCAAGAGGAAGAGTTTCTTCGTTATTGTTTAAGACTTGCCAATGCTGATAAAAGAGTTGTTCGCCACACTAGAACAAATAACTCAAAAATTAGAGAGCAACTTATGAATACGCATATCTTTGCGTACCCAACTTATTTTCTAGAAACATCATGCATTTGCATGATCGAAGCACTTTCTGCTGGATGTTCTGTTCTCACCAGTAATCTTGGTGCTCTTCCAGAAACTGGAATGGGATTTTCTCGTCATTATGGGTTTATTCCAGACAGAAAAAAACATATTGAAAGATTTACTAGAGAACTAAAAAGAACACTTACGGAATACCGAACTGGTCAATTTGATTCACAATATCAAGTTGAAGTAATAAATAAACAGTACAGCTGGGATACCCGAATAGAAGATTGGGTCCAGTTTTCAAAAGAACTTTGGAGGAAAAATTAAAATGGCAACAAGAACTGAAACACTTACCATGCCTTTGATGCATGTTTATCATTTGACTGCAGACCCAGCAAATGATACTGGTTATACAATCGAACAAGTGACACAAATGTTAGAAGAGCATGGACCAGAACATAAAATAGAAATAACTATCACTCATCCAGTGCCTGATATTACTCCCGAATCTTCGGAAGAGGGTTGACAACCACAATAAAACCCTTTATAATAATCAAGTCTTCAACATCCTTGTATCTTTGGGAATGAAGACCCTCTCTGTGGTGGGAGAGGTGAGTTGGTGGTTAGTAGGAGGGTTTAAACCCTCCTTTTTTCTCTTATAAATTAATATAAGTCGTCAAAAAATTATGAATTTTACAGTCTATTCAAAAGAAGATTGTCCATATTGCTATAAAGTTAAGCAAGTATTGGAATTGACAGGAAGTAGCTTTGTGGTATATAATCTTAATGAACACTTTACTAAAGAAGAATTTTATTCTGAATTTGGTGAAGGTTCTACATTTCCACAAGTTATTTGTGATGATAAAAAATTAGGAGGATCCGTTGACACAATCAAATTCCTCAAAGAACAACAAATCATTAAACAGTGACATAAATAATTCCAACCATAGAAATCGTGGTGTTGAACTTATTCTTCATGGAGGCAAAAGAAAGCAGACTCAACCGTTCCACATCATCTTCATCTTTGAGAAGATGGTTTGCTTTCTCAATCGGGAAGTAACCATCTATTTTGAATTTTCCTTTAAGTCCAGGAAAAGAAAAGTAGTTTCCCGAGGTAAAAGAAATGCTCGCAGTTAGTTTAGTTTTCGGTTCCTTTCTAACCGTTTTGTTTCTTATAGTGGGAGTAATGGCGGGTTGGGTAGCACGAGAATATATGATGAACTATCGGGAAATTCCAAGACCTCACCCCGAGATGTTTGATAACCAGGGTAACCTGATTCCAGATGAGGTGATTGCATTTAATTTTGAGAACTATCATGACTACGACGACACAGAAGAAGACAACGACGAGTAAAACAAAGGCAGTAAAAGAAACTCCTATTGTAGAACTTCCCAATAATCCTCTTGCTTTTGAAATTTTTGATTTAATCTCAAAACAAAGATCTAAAGAAAAGAAAGTAGAATTACTTCAGAAATATAACCACGATTCAATTCGGGCTCTTTTGATTTGGAATTTTGATGAATCTATCATCACGATGCTTCCTGATGGACCAGTTCCTTATTCAAGTTATGATGATCAGACCGTTCATAGTGGAACTCTTTCAACTAAGATTACAGAAGAGATTCGTGCCATGTATGAATCAGGTTCTTTCTCTCTAGGAGTATCTGATACTCAAGCAAGAACCACAATTCGTAAAGAGTTCAAGCACTTCTATCATTTTATCAAAGGTGGTAACGATAGTATGAGTGCTATTCGGCGTGAGTCAATGTTTATTAATCTTTTACAAGGTCTTCATCCTCTTGAAGCAGAAATTATTTGCCTGGTTAAAGACAAAAAACTGCAAGAAAAATATAAAATTACAAAAGAAATTGTTTCAGAAGCATTTCCTCAAATTAGGTGGGGAGGTCGTTCATGAGTCAAGTTCGTGATGTAGTTGAAAAACCCCACAATACGGAAAAGCATATGGATTATTGGACACCAGCAGAAAAAGAGAATTGCAAAGCACGTTATGGGTGTGATGTTCTGATTGAAAATGGTTCGTATGCTGAAGTTTGCACTAAAGAAGCACCAAATGATGCTTATATTGTCAAGTATTTTGTAGAAGAAAATATTTGTTTTGATCTCACAAGAGGTACGAGATCTAAATTGTTTGATATGTACTGGGATAAGTTTCGTGAGAATTTGAAGAGTATTGACTTTGGTTATGGTAGAATCAATCCTAAACTGTGGGGTTATCAAGCACCGAAAACCAAAAAGAGGAAGTGATTCCCCAAATAGGGGGAAATTTTTCCGGCAAAATTTTTGGTTTCTAAAGTTTTTTAAAATTGTATCAGGAAATACACACAAAACTACCTATATACTATGAATAGGGGTATAATAATCCCCTAACGTTCATCCTATGACTAAAGCACTTTTGCTTTTAGCATGGGTTCCACTTCTTTCTGTTGCTTCACCACAACTTATCAAAACTGAATATCCAGTCACAATAAGTTGTAATGCAGCGTGGGAACTAATGGACATCGTTAAAAACGACGATGTTGTTCACCAAAAGATTGAAGACCGATTGCTATTAGAATTGCGAAAAGACGTAATTATAAAGTGCTAAAAATTAAATAGGACGGAAGTAAGCCGACTCGGAACGGAACGTTCATCTATGGAAGCAATCATTTTAACTTGCTTACAGGCACAATTAATGGTTGGGAGAATTTACACAGTAGATATTCCCAAACAAGCAAAGAATGATTTAATTTGGGAGATTAAACAAGTCTCTCCAAAAACTTGTCCCATAGACGCAAAAGCCGACTGAAGGAACGCTCTTTAGCCTCAAAATTAAGGAGAAAACCTAATGTCTAAAGTCGTTTATAGAGGTTGTCAGTACGACACCGAAAATGCAAAGAAAGAGTATGTGTCATGGTATAACCAAACACACGCTCCTGCTCATCCACAAAACACATATCGTGGAGTAGCATACCGTCCTTGCAGAAATGCGGAGGTGCAGAAGTGAAAAAACTTAACTTCCTACAACTTATTAAAGAACAAAAACAAAAAGAAGATCGTCGTCATCAAGCACAACTAGCACAACTAGTTGGAGCAAAGTGATGGTACAATTTCTAATTTCTTCAACTGCTGCAATTGCGTTAATGACGATATTGTTATCAACGTACATTCAGTGGATTTATAAGTAAATTTTTAAGGAGGGGTTGATCCCCTCCTTTTTTTATGATAAAATGCTTTGAGAGAATGATATCTTATGGATAAAGACAAACTAAAACTCATTGTTCGTAATCTAGAACTCTTAGTTGATTCTCTCAAAGCAGAAGTGTATTCTGATGTTTCTGCATACAGTAAATATACTGAACCAGAAGTCAGAAACAGACCAATTTTAGATTACGATGAAATTTTTGAGGATTCTGATTTAGATGACTAGTAGAGCACGAGAACTCGTGAAATTGCTTGAAAGACTTGTCAAGCAAGATCACCTTTATACTGAAGAAAGAATTGTAGAAATGAAACAACAACTGCAAGCAGTAAAGAAAGAACTTGCAGAACTGGAAGCAAAAACATCAAAAGGATTTGGAAAGAAATGACAGTAAAACTCATCAGTGTGACACCCGATGCAGAAAAAACAATGGCGTATGTTGCTAGAGTTAGCAACCCTGCGAATCAAGACAACGAAAACTATGCCAAGTTGCTTGCTTATTGTATTAAGCATAATCATTGGTCTGTTTTTGAGCAGTCTTTTATGACTCTTGAGATCGAAACAAATCGTGGCATCGCAGCACAAATTTTACGACACAGGAGTTTTACATACCAAGAATTTTCACAACGTTATGCAGATTCTTCTTTGCTAGGTGAGGAAATTCCTGTACCAGAACTTCGTCGTCAGGACACCAAGAATCGTCAGAATTCCACTAATGATCTTCCTGAAGAACTAAAAGCAGACTTGTGGTTGAAGATCAATGACCATTTTAAGGCAGGTATGGAACTCTACAAGCAACTTCTAGATGCTGAGGTGGCAAAGGAGTGTGCAAGATTTGTATTGCCCTTGGCGACCCCCACACGCATCTATATGAGTGGATCATGCAGGTCATGGATACATTATATCAATCTTCGTTCTGCAAATGGAACTCAGAGAGAGCATATGGATATTGCACTTGATTGTAAGAAAGTGTTTATCGAACAATTTCCAACGGTATCAGACGCCCTTGAGTGGATCTAAATAAATTATCTTGAATTTCTAACAATGCCAACGTACCCCGTAGTGAATACAAAAACTGGTGAACAAAAAGAAGTGGAAATGAGCATCCACGATTGGGACCAGTGGAAAAAAGATAACCCAGATTGGATCCGTGATTGGTCCGATCCATCAACTTGTCCTTCTCCTGGAGAGGTTGGTGAATGGCAAAACAAATTAATTTCTAAACATCCTGGTTGGAATGATGTTCTTGGAAAAGCATCAAAAGCACCTGGTTCACGAGTAAAGAAAATCTAATGGCAAGACGGAAAAGAGGATCTATTGACCAACCAATCGGAGTTGGTCTGACAGCAAAACAAATGAAGAGGAGAAAACCTCTGAGTGCAGAATATCTAATTGATATTGAACCAATTACTGAAAATCAAAAAAAGTTTTTTGAATCTTATAATGACGACAAGCATATTGTTGCTTATGGTTGTGCGGGAACAGGTAAAACATTTATTACACTTTATAATGCACTTCAAGATGTTCTTGATGAGCAATCACCTTACGAGAGAATCTATCTTGTTCGTTCTTTAGTCGCCACAAGAGAGATTGGATTCCTGCCTGGTACTCACGATGATAAGGCAGATATTTACCAGATTCCTTATAAGAATATGGTGAAGTATATGTTCCAGATGCCCTCTGATGCAGACTTCGAGATGCTCTATGGAAATCTCAAATCACAAGAAACCATCAAGTTCTGGTCCACTTCATTTTTGCGTGGTACAACTCTTGATAATGCAATTATTATTGTAGATGAGTTTCAAAACCTAAACTTCCACGAATTGGATTCTATTATCACTCGTGTTGGTGAAAATACCAAAATTTGCTTCTGTGGTGATGCATCTCAGTCAGACTTACAGAAGACTAACGAACGAAATGGTATTGTAGATTTTATGACTGTATTGCGTAAAATGCCATCTTTTGATATAATTGAATTTGGTGTAGAAGACATTGTTCGTTCTGGACTTGTTAAAGAATACATTATGGCAAAAATGGAAGCAGGTTTTTGATGTTTAATCATGTTGATTTGAATCTCCCTCAACTTGAGAGAGAAACTATAGATGGTGTTCGTTATTATAAAGTTCCTGACGAAGATCAACTCTTAAAACTCGTATCGATTACGTCTGTAACCAGTCACAAAAATCGTCAATTCTTTGCAAACTGGCGTAAAAAAGTTGGAGAGGAAGAAGCAGATAAAATTACACGACAGGCAACTAGTCGTGGAACTGATATGCACACTCTTGCAGAACATCATCTTAGAAATGAAGATCTTCCAGAAGTTCAACCTCTTTCAGATTTCTTATTCAAGATTTCTAAGTCAACTTTTAGTCGTATAAATAATATTCATGCTCTTGAAGGTTCTCTTTATAGCAAGCAGTTAGGTATTGCTGGAACCGTAGATTGTATTGCCGAGTTTGATGGCGAACTATCAATAATCGACTTTAAAACTTCTAAAAAACCTAAACCACGAGAGTGGATTGAACATTATTTTGTTCAGTGTATGGCATATGGTTGTATGCTATACGAACTGACTGGTATTCCAGTCAAAAAACTTGTAATCATCATGGCTTGTGAAAATGGAGAATGCGTCGTTTATGAAGAAAGAGACAAATCAAAGTACATCAAACTCCTCACCCAATACATTAGAGAGTTTGTTAGAGATAGACTGGAACTATATGGAACCAAATAAAGAACTAGAACAGGCAATCGAGAATAAGTTTTTAACACCTTCCAAGTTTGCTCTTGAGATTGAACATATTGTGGCAGCAGAAAATATGAATTATATTGATGCTATTTGTCATTACTGTGAAATCAATAGTCTTGAGGTAGAATCAGTTACTAAACTCATTTCAAAACCTTTAAAAGAAAGACTTAAGTGGGATGCAACTCGTCTCAATTTCATGAAGAAAACTTCCCGAGCAAGATTGCCTCTATAATGGGAGATAAATAATAGTGCCTGACTTAGGTGACACTTTTCAGGTGAGAAGGGGGCACTTGCTGCCCTTTTCTTGTATAAATACTTATGTCACCTAAGTTAAGAGCAGAAATGTATTACGTTTATCTCTATTTGAGAGAAGACAGGACTCCTTACTATGTTGGTAAAGGTATTGGTAGAAGGTGCTATAAACCTCATATTAGAGGCGGGGCAAATATCTGTCCCCCAAAAGATAGAATAGTAATCGTTAAAGAATTTGAAAATGAAGAAGAAAGTTACGAATATGAAAAGTGGCTTATTTCTCTTTATGGTAGAAAAAGTGACGGAGGCATTCTAATTAATTTAAGGGATGGTGGTGTAGATGGAAACATAATATCCAGAGACCTTGCTGAAAGAGAAAAACATATTCAAGAGTGGAATAGAAAATATCATAGACAGTATTATAAAGATAATCCAGATAAACAAAAACAATATAGAGAAAAAAGAAAAGAACAAAGAAAAGAAACTTATAAAAAATGGTATGAACAAAATAGAGATGATGTGCTAAAATATAAGAGGGAAAAATACCACAGAGAAAAGAAAAAATAGTTATGGCACCGTTTGAAGTCTATTGTGAGTATCTCGCATTAAAGTCGCATTTCACAAATCCAAAATATGATTACTTCAAATATAACAAAAAAGTAAGAGCAACTATTACATCTTTTAATCGTCGTCGTGATAAATATTTTTTCGAAAAAACGTCGAGAAAATATTCTGATAAAGAAGTTGTTGATTTTTTAGTTGCAAATTTTGTAGAATCTACTAGTGTAAATCAAATATGGATTGGAGAAATTATCAATTCTGGAGAAAGGACTTACGCAGATTGGATGCGAAGACAACAGAGTTTGACATACTTGTTCAAAGAACAAAGCAACGAATTCTTCTCGGAGACAAAATTAGACGATGCCTTGAACTGTTCCAAAGGTCATCCACCCGTTCTTAAGAAGTTCCTGAGCGGGAAGATTAGCCTAGAAACCCTAGTGATCTATGATAAAATATTCCTGTTCGGGAATAAGTTTGATAAGAAACTGCTGGACCCGGTGTGGGAAATCGTCAGTCTAAAAATCAAGAAATATAATCCGTTTCTAAATATTGATGTGTTCCAATTTAAAAAGATTTTACGGGAAATCATAGATGAGTAGCTTTTTTGACTCCGATATTATTCAAGATGAACTGAAAGAAATCAATAAGTTACAGGAAGAAATTTACGGAAGTATTCTTACTTTTGGTGGAATGCCCCGTGAGACCAAACTGGAACACATTGAGAAACTTGAGCTCTTGCTAGAAAAGCAGAGAGTGATGTATACTAGGTTGTCCCTTTCAGACGATCCAGAAGCGGTTGAAATGAAAGAGCAACTACGCAAGTCGGTGGCGCTGATGGGATTCCCACCAGAGACCGATATGCAATTTTTATTCAATAGTATGAACAAGACAATTGAATCTCTCAAGAAATACATTGACCGTTGAGAGAAACCCTGTTATACTATCCGAGTAATCCCCCGAATCCAATTAATCCGAGGTAATCCAAATGTCTTTTGCTGACCTTAAGAAGCAATCTAAACTTGGCAATCTTACTGCCAAACTGGTTAAAGAAGTTGAAAAAATGAATACTAGCAGCGGTTCTAGTGATGACCGTCTGTGGAAACTGGATGTAGATAAGAGTGGCAATGGTTATGCCGTAATCCGTTTCCTGCCTGCCCCCAACGGTGAAGACCTGCCGTTCGTGAAACTCTACAGTCATGCATTCCAGGGTCCTGGCGGTTGGTACATTGAGAACAGTCTCACCACTCTGGGTCAGAAAGATCCTGTGTCGGAACTGAACTCTGAACTGTGGAACAATGGTACTGATGCTGGCAAAGAACTGGCACGTAAGCAGAAGCGCAAACTGACATATGCGTCCAACATCTATGTGGTGAAAGACCCTGCCAACCCTGAAAATGAGGGTAAAGTCTTCTTGTTTAAGTATGGTAAAAAAATCTTTGACAAACTGACTGCCGCAATGCAACCTGAGTTTGAAGATGAGGAAGCAATTGATCCGTTTGACTTCTGGCAGGGTGCCAACTTCAAACTGAAGGCAAAGAACGTTGCTGGTTATCGCAACTATGACTCCAGTGAGTTTGCTGCCTCTGCACCTCTTCTGGACGATGATGATGTGATGGAAGCAGTGTGGAAGAAGCAGTATTCACTTGCCGAACTCGTTGCTGCAGACCAGTTCAAGTCCTATGATGAACTGAAGAAGCGTCTTGAATATGTGCTGGGTAACAAAGGCACTCCTCGTTATCAAGATCCTGATGTTGCTGATGAAGAAGAGTATTCTCGTGGTCCTGTGAAGGATCTTGATGAAGACCTCCGCACCGAACTCAACAGTCTTCAACCAACCCGCCGTGCTGCGGCACCTGTGGAGGATGATGATGACGATGCTCTGTCTTACTTTGCTCGTCTTGCCGAAGAGTGAAGTCTGATTACTACATTGATCGTGTAAGTAAGTCCGAAGCCGCAGAATTACTTCTGCGGTTTCATTATCTTAAGGACTTTTCTAAAGGATTTCGATCAGGGTATAATTATGGTCTGTATAAGGGCAATGACTTTTGCCCTTTGAATATCGGTGGTATTCTGGGAGTCTGTGTCTTTACTGGACTTCCTGTGCCTGAAATCGCACAAGGAGCATTTGGATTAGAACGAAATGAGCAAGAAGGACTCTTTGAACTTTCACGACTTTGCATACACCCTGAAATCCAAGGAACCGAACATAATATCACTTCTTGGTTTGTTTCAAGATCGATTAGACAGTTACGGAAGGATACTAAAGTTAAAGCAATCATCTCTTACGCTGATAGTGATTTCCATTCTGGTACAATCTATCGGGCTTGTAATTTTAAATATTGCGGACTTTCGGACCCAAAGAAAGATTTCTACTATGCAGACGGAACTAAACACTCTAGAGGCAAAGTTAAAGGTGCTGCAGGAGAATGGAAAGAACGCTCCCGCAAACACCGATATGTGATGATATTTGATAAGAAACTAGAACTCTTATGGCATCGTGATTCTAGTGTTTTCAGTACGAACTAAAGATTCGTCAATATATTGAGAAGAACGATCATAAATCATAATTTGCCGCATATCATTCAAGAATTGTTGAAGATATGAAGTTTTTAACAAGTAAATTGAAGATTTCTCAGTATTCTTTTTAGTTTCATATTCAAAATTATTAACACCTACGACAGGGTTTGATATTTTTACAACATTTTGACCTAAAACTGTAGCATCATTTGTATAATATTGATTTTGATCGTAATAGTGAATTTTAAAATCTGCTGGGACAATTTTTCCAGCAGGTAAAATTAATTTTCCTGTAGAGTCTTTTACTTCAATAGTCTCATAATGGTGAATATCATTAATTGCACCACCATACAAATTTTCCGCATATTTGTATAGATTATAGTTCGATAGTGGCCATTCATTTCTAACATTTACTATACCAGCAGTCATTAAAACTACCCAATCGAGTTCTGCATCACCATAAAACTCTTCTGCAACCGTATCTGGTCTTGCACCATCAACAATTTCATACTTATTGAAAATAGTAAATACGTTTTTTAAATCATCACGTAGTTTATTTCTTCTGAATAAGTTTTTAACTCTTAAGTAACTCTGTGACGAGATACTGTCAGAAAGAAATGATTGATAATCTAAGTCTGGTAATTCTCTGAAGTATCCCATTTTAGAATCCTACACTGTTTGCTGGAGTAATGTTACTTGCATAATCTCCTTCATAAATTGGTTCGAGTTCTTTAAATCCAAGATCCATTGTATATGAAATTGGAGATCCATCACTATAGGTGGAATAAACACCTTCACCAGTGTAATTCACCAACATATCAGTTAAAAAACATTGTTTGAATAAGTTTAAATATGGATGAATCTCTGGACCCTTTCTATAACTTAATTGGAAAAGATTTGGTGTTTTCAAAAATACATCACTTTGAGCCTTTGGTGCCATATTTAATTTAAATGTTTTTATTATTGCTCTAATTTGCTTTGCTTCATCTGGATTTCTAGGAGTCATTTTAAAAGAAAATTTAAAAGATCTCAGAGTCACTCCATTAAAAAGAAGTTCCATATTAGGATTTAGAATTTGACCAGATTCTCTTGCTAGAATTTGACTTAGTGTTAAGTTGCCTCCAAATGGAATATTAGCTGCTTGTGCTGCAATTGATTTTGTAAATATTTTTTGAGCGTCTGGATTTAACACAGTTACATCTGCTAAACCCTTTAAAGTATTTGCCAATGCATCTGTCACTGATCCAAGTGTTCCATTACGTCCACCACCAGTTATGCTATCATTTACAACATTGTAAACTTGTGCAGTTAAACCATCTAAACTAGAATCAGCATAAGAGACACTATTACCATCTTGAATATTAGATGGCATTGGTAATATTATGCTACTACTTAATGTTTTTGCTTTTTTTGGTTGAGTTACTGTTGTATCAAATGCAACACTATTTCTTATTAAATTTCCAGGACCAGTTGATCTAACTGCATCATATGAAAGTAGATCAACTCGCAAATAGTCAGTAGTATCTAATAGTGCTTCGTATGGATATCTTAGTATACTTGCCATTTGGCTATTTTTTAATTATTTAGAAGGATTTTCTAAAAGATCTGCATATGATATCCGTTTCATGTCTGAAAGTTCTTCTTCTTGAACTGGATGAAGATCACCAATAATTTCACTCCAAGTATACTGTCGAGATTCTCCCCAATGAAAGTTGATTCCCATAAATCCCCAGTAAAATACTCCAGTTACGGCAACTAAAGGATAAGGATCATAACTCATTCCAGGAGTTTTGGCATTGTAAACAAAGGTATAAATCTCCCCGACCCGAGCACTGGTTTTACTAACTGCAGGAAGAGTTTGTTTTATCTTCTGCATCATGTCTGCAGGTTTTTCAAGACCATTGATTTCGTCTACAATCTCTCGCAGACGATTACTGTCATCATCAGTGGGGTTTTGTTCTCTTCTTTCTCTCAGAGTTTTTCTAGGCATTACTGAATACCGAGTTCGTTTTCTGTTAAGACCTTAAACTCATAACCATGATCTGCACACCATTCTCGTGCTGCTTCCCACTTTGCCTGATTTTTGGCATATTCAACAACTTCATAGATATAACCTTTTGTTTTTCTTTTTTGAACTTTTGGTTCAATGGTTTGTTTCAGTGGTTTGATCTCAATAATGTATTTCTTAATCTTACCATTCGGTTCTCTAACTTTGATATAAAAATCAGGGAAATATTTGTGATAATGATTATCCACAGGAGATCTGTATGGCAAACACATCTCTTCACTTCCCCATTCCAAAATGTTTTGGTTGGTATCACAATATCTACAAAATTTTCTCTCCCAAGAAGATCGACATATGATATTATTGGGATCTCCCTTATATTTCTCTGGTGATGATGGTTTATATTTACTTTTATTATAATGATGTGCCATTTTTCCATCCTTTTACAGATTTTCTTTTGCCACTCATTAATTCTGATACATGACTTACAGATAATCCTTGTTCTTTACAAAAGTGTCTAAGAGACTTGAAGTGAACAATTTCACCTGTTGGAGATACTACAGTTCCACCCTTGTGTAAAGATGGTTTTGTAGTTCCAATAGCAGATTTACTCATTTTTTCACGGGTTTTTGTTGAGTGTTTTTTTCCTGTCATACCATGGTTTTTAAGCCTAAGTTTTCTATCTTCTTCTGAAAGATTGTTCCAGTAAAATGCAGTTACTTTACTGTATAATTTGCGGGTTGAATCGTCATAACAATTCCACTCATCGTCATGGGAAGTGTCAATCCAAATATTACCAATAGATGGAATATTTAAAATTTTGGAAATAGTATCAGTGTTGTAATATCCTTTGTATGACATCTAAATACTTAATAATGTAAGACTCGTATAAGGTATTTAGAGTGGGCGATTCTCTTGTTCAAAAACTTAAAATGAGTCAGGTTAAGGGTGTAATAGGGACTCTGGCTCAAAATAATTACTATCTTGTAAATATACCTTTGAGTACTGCATTACAAAAACATTTTTCTACTAGCTATAATGATGACCCACAACTAAAAGAAATTAACAGATTTATGAGTCGATTGGGATATCTTTGTTCTGAGGCAACGTTGCCAACATCTTCTTATGCAACTGCCGAAGTCAAAGATAATTATATGGGAGTTACTCAGGAGTTTGCTCATACTCGTCTTTATACTGATATTGATCTAACTTTTTACGTTGATGATGAATATAGTACTCTAAGATTTTTTGAAGGTTGGATGGATTATATTGCCGGTGGAAATCAAATCAACGTAGAACCAGCAGCAGCATCATACACAAGTTCTTCACCAAACATACCAAGCGGATTGAGCCCTCATATTTACAGAAGATTCAATTTCCCAGATGATTATAAAGTTCAAGAAATGGTAATTTACAAATTTGAGAGAGATTTTAATAAAGTTTTAGAATATAAGTTTGTTAATGCTTTCCCAAAAGCAGTTACTCCTCTTCCAGTAGCATACGGTCCTGCCGACATATTAAAGGTTACAGTTACATTTAATTTTGATAGGTATGTTGTAAGAAGAGTTGATTTAGGTACGAGATCTTCTTCTGCTCCACAAGTACCAACACCAAAACAAACACAACCTGGACAACCTCCTACAAAAAATACATCTTGGAGATATACACAAGAGCAATTACAACAATTTAGAGATCAAGCTTTCAGAGACACTACAAATAGAATTAATCAAGGATCTCAAAGCACCACTCCTAGAGGACCCAGAGAACGATAATAAATAATCACAACTGAAGTTATCATAGGTTATTATGCCTTTACCAAAAATTAATACTCCAACCTATGAGTTGGAATTGCCTTCGACTGGAAAGAAAATTAGATACAGACCCTTTCTAGTCAGAGAAGAAAAAATCCTCATCATGGCACTCGAATCTGAGAACATGAAGCAAATTACGGATGCTATTGTTCAGATTTTATCAGATTGTATTTTAACAAAATCTGTCAAGGTATCAGATCTTTCTACATTTGATATCGAATACTTGTTCCTGAATGTTCGTGCCAAGTCTGTTGGTGAAACTGTGGAAGTGAATATAACTTGCCCAGATGATGGTGAAACAACAGTTCAGATGGAGATTGATATTGATTCGATTAAGGTTCAGAAAAATAAGGATCACACGAACATTATCAAACTTGATGACAATCTTTCAATGAAACTGAAGTATCCATCACTGGAACAGTTTGTTGAAAATAACTTTGAAACTAGTGATGATTCAAGTGATGTTAATAAGTCTCTGAGTATGATCACGTCTTGTATTGACATCATCTACGATTCGGAAGAAAGTTGGAGTGCAGCAGATTGCACCAAAAAAGAACTTGATGAATTTCTAGAGCAACTTAATACAAAGCAATTCAAAGAGATCGAAACATTTTTTGTCACGATGCCCAAACTGTCTCATACAGTCACGGTAAAAAATCCAAACACTGGTGTTGAAAGTGAAGTAGTTCTGGAGGGTTTGGCAAGTTTTTTCAGCTAGGTATGGCTCATACTAATCTTGAGTCATACTACAAGGTTAATTTTGCCCTCATGCAGCACCATAAATATTCATTAACAGAGCTCGAAAATATGATTCCCTGGGAGAGAGAAGTATACCTTACTTTACTTGAACAGTATATTGAAGAAGAAAACCTAAAAGCACAGCAGCAGAGTGGACATTAATCAGATCTATAGAGCACCAGCAGTACCGAAGTTGAGCAAGAGAAATATCTCTTCTTCGGTACTTCGTGCATCTTCTGCGATCTCATCCACAAGTCCAGTCACACCAAAACTAAGAACTACGAGATTTAGTTTTAGATCACCAATCAATTTATCAGAAAAACTTGAGGCACTGAAACCAAAGCCATTAGATGCTGAAAAAGTCTTATCTAAAAAGCAAGATACAGAAGAAAATACTTACAAAGCACTAGCAGAAACAAATAGAATTCTTGTTGAGATTCAGAAGCAACTGTCTCTTGACTTTGCAATGCGAATTGTAGAAGAGAAAGAAGCAGTTAAAAAAATAAAATCAGCAGAGTCAAAAAGAAAAGTCGCAGAAAAAGAAAAATCCGTAGAAGGTGTTGGTAAAAAAATTGCTGGTGTTGGACAGTCGATTGCAGAAAGAGTTACTGCTCCAATTAAAAGTGTTTTTGATAAGATCAAAGAATTTTTCTCTCTTATTCTTAGTGGTATTGTTTTAAATGTTGCGTTTAAGTGGTTACAAGACGAAAATAATAGAAAGTTATTAGATCAAATTTTCTACTGGATTGGTAAGGCATTTGTACCAGCAGTTATTACAATTATAGGATTTAAAGTCTTTAAGTGGGTTCGAAGACTTTTTCTGCTTGGAAGATTTTTATGGAAGTTGCCTGGAAGATTATTTAATATATTTCAAAAAAAACCTCCTGAGGGACCAAAACCAAGTGTACCAAAACCAATATCTGGACCGTCAGTAAGTCGTACAAATCAATCTTTCGCCAGATTTATCGAAGGAAAATCAAATATTGGAGATAGATTT